GTCGTGTTCTGCAGGATGTTAGGGTCTAAGCCTTGTGAGTTCTGCGTAATGCCTGTGCGCTTTTCCTGAATCCTGTCCAAGTATTCCAGCATGGGGAAGCTCTGGCCCGCAACAGGGGAGACCGACAACTGCTGAACCGCCTGTGGGCTTTTCACCCGAACTACACCACCAGGTGTAACTGTTAGTAAATCGTCTAAATTTACCTGACCGTCTACCGCCATGACTCGGGCGTTGTTTGTCAGGTAAAGGTTATCTAGGATCTGGCGGGTAATGGTGGACTTGATTAGCTGTAAGTCCATCGTCCTGTCCGCAAGACTATGCCCGAAGAACTTGTGCGGCATAGGAATGGGGCAGATAGAACAGAAGGGGACGTAATCTATCTCTTCGTTCTCTAGGATCTCGTTGCCCGCATAAACCACCTTGCGTAGCTCTGCAATCCCATCATCGTCATAGTCCGCATGGATGTAGCACTCAAAAACCTCTACCTCTTCCATGCTCTTGTCTATGGCAGAAGCCTGATTTAGAGGCTGCTCGCCCTGCGTATACCTTGCCACCCTTTCAGGCGTGTACTCCAAGTCCTCATAAGTTGGCAGGTCTTCTACTACGTCTGCATCAAACCCCATCGCAATCAGTTCAGAACGGGTTGTGAGCTTCCTGTGGGCGCAGAAGGGCGAGTCTTTGATTGTCCGCGCTTTCTTGGAGATGATGAACTCCTCGGGAGGTACGTTCTCAATCCTGACCTGCCCAAACTTCTTAACCTTGCGGATCTTTACATCGTAGACAAAGACTGGCTCCATGCGAGGCTCAGGCATAACGCCCATCTGTTGAGCCGCCATCATCTCTTCTGGGCTAGGAGGAACAGGAACCTCACCGACCTTGCGCTTGTCTTGCTCGACCACTTCCACGGTCTCATCCGCAAGCATCAGGGTTAATTCTTCTTCCGTCAGGTTCTCGTACTCTTCCGAGTTAACCTGCTTCTCGTCATCCCAGTAGACCTTAACAACACCGTTCTTCTGTAACAGAGCATCCTTAAACCAGATGTTCAGGATGGAGAAGCCAGGGTTGTCGCGGTAGAAAATGTAGTTCAGGTAGCTTGTGATCTGCTTGGCAATCTCTTCATCGCCTGGGCCTTCTGGCTCCGCACGAACAATATCGTCACCCTGAGTAAAAACACGCAGTAAACCAGGCAAAGCAGCGTCTACAGCCTCGGCAACCTCACCCGTAACAATCGTAGACCGACCCTCTACCTCGTTCCCATAGGGTGCGCGATTGTAGTAATTGATCGCCTTCCTACGCTCTTCAGTCGTCTCCGACTCGATATATCCAAGCGCATTGTCTATCTCTGCTTGGACTACCGTTTTTAACTTTAAGTCATCCATTTACACGATCCATTTGGTCTGAATGTTTATGGGTTTATCCCAGGTGCTATTGGTTTCGATTCCAAGAGCCAAGTACCTCATCGAGTCTGCGCCGTGACTTGACCAGTCGTGAAGTGGTCTGGCATAGAAGACTTGACGCTTCTCGTCATACTCTCTACGGTAATTCCGCAAGCAATCCAATCCCTGCTTGACTTGAGGCATATTGAACCAGCACCTCGGTAACAGCCTTCTTACGGCCTGTATGCCATCGTCTACGTTTAAGCGTGGTATTACAGTACAGTCCAAGCCAGCCTCTCTCAGGACTTCTAAGCGGCTTTTACCTGTGGTTAACTCTCTTACCTGTACATCGTGGGGAAGCAACTGAGTGGCCTTGTGCCAGTCTCTGTGGGTTAGTTCCCGCACATACCAATCTAAGCCCTGCCCGTGGTTCTCGATGTAATCCATAAGGCGCACTTCCTGGCCCGCGACTTGCACAACCCATATTGCCGTAGAGTCGCCCATCCCCAGATCCCAGGCCGCAAAGGTTTTGCAGAGGTCGTCCCGAGGGATTTCCTTAAACCTTTCTTCAGGGAGTTCGTTAAGAATCGTCCCGTAGTAACTTCCCTCAACGGACGCAGAAAAGCTACATTCAAACTCTTGGAAGTACTTGTCGTCCCCCATCTCTTTTCGCGCAGCCTCAAGCTCGGCTTTAGGCACGATGCCAGTCTCCGAAGCCTTGAACTCCAATAATGCCCAGTCAGATTCTGTCTCAGCACGATCTCGCAGTTCCTTAAAGTGGTTCTGGCCTTTAGGGGTTCCGATAAACAATGCCCACCCCATACGATCCGCAAGGGCAGGTCTTAATATCTCGTTCCAGATCTTAGGGTTCATATCACCCACCTCATCCAGAACAACACCGTCTAGGTAGATACCTCGGAGACTGTCGGGATTGTCTGCGCCATAGAGCGAGATGCGCCTACCGTAAAAATCTACCCGCAACTCTGAGATGTTTGCTGTTGCGTCCAACGGGTCTGTATATTTCAGCAGGTAGTCCCAGGCTACCCTTTTGCTTTGTGTGTAAGTTGGGGCGATATAGGCATAACGAGGAGATTCCCTGTCGGATTGCAACGCAGCCTTAATGAGGTGGTTGATTGCCGCAACAGACTTCCCCATACGCCTGTGGGCCACCGAGACAACAAATCGAGTTCCATCAAGAGCATTGTGAATCTCAAGCTGCGGCCCCCTTGGTTTGTAAGGAATAGTTACTTCGGCCAATTTACCACCAGAGGCGTACCGTCTGGGCCTGTGTGTTCCTGCACCTGAGTTTCTTTCCAGCCAGCCCTAGTCTTTAACCAGAAGATCATAGCCGCGGTATTGCCATTCTTGGCTTGCTCGTAAAGGCTCTTGCCTACCTGCGCGTTAGCATCTATTCGCCCATCGTCTAGCTCTTGCCTGTAATACTTGGTAAGAGTATCTGCGCTTATGCCTAACTTAGCCGCAATGTCTTCATGCCTAATACCAACCGCAGCCAGAGTCCTTACTTGCAACTTACCCTGGTCAGTCGGTTGGTGAGCTGGTCTGCCCACTCCTTCTGCCATTTTATAACTCCGCTAAATAGTGTGGAGCGTGAAGATCGGTGTCGCACCGTCGCTGTTCGGTTGGAACCGACATCGCCTGCTTCTCACGCTTGGGATAAGGTTTAGATAAAACTGAAATTCTTGCTTTTATTTCATAGTTCAACGGCATCAAGTATCTATATTTACCCTGTTGCAACTCTTCCTTCCACTCTGAAGTAACGAGCTGTTTTTGTTTATTTGGTGTTTTACTTGCACGCCTTGGATGCCACAATTTACCCGATGGGTCTCTGTAAAACATAGCAGATGAAGTCTGACCAGCATAAATCCAATTGGTTGCCTGATAAATACCGCCATGATGTCCCTGAGTTTTATCAGCAAAACTAACAATTAACTTTATACCTGGGCAGTGATTCTTTAAGTATTTTATTGCCAAAGCAAGGATTTTTGATACGGGGTTTACATGAGAGGTCAAAGCAACTCGAGTCAACTCAACACACTCTTGCATCGTCAACCCATAAGGAGCGCCTAGTGCGGCAGTTGCCCCATATCCAAAAATAACCACCCCAATAAACTTACCATCTTCCCAAGCACCAATTTTTACTAATTTTGACTTTGGAATGCACTTGCTATAGTGCCAGTTCTCACAAGCATACTTTGCCGCTTCGTGGGTTGCCCAATCAATTTTTAGTGCGGGCTTACTTGTGGAACTCATGGCTACAAGCAGGACAAATGATAGGGTCTTTTTGGTCTAGCTTGCCTTGATCATCTTCTGTGCCAGGTTCAAAGTCTGCACCAAACCCCATTGCGATAGTCAGTTCTGGTACTGTAAATCCCAGTAGGCTTAAATCTATATTGCCATCCAACTCATTTAACTCAAGCCTCAACAACTCGTTGTCCCACCCTGCATTTAGAGCCAGCCTGTTGTCCGCAATCACATAAGCCTTGCGCTGCGTCTCTGTAAGGTGTTCTAGCCTTACGCAGGGGACTTCTGTTAGTCCTAGCTTCCTAGCCGCCTGTAAGCGTCCGTGGCCCGCAATAATAGAGTTGTCCTTGTCCACCAGGATAGGATTGTTAAAGCCAAACTCTTTTATAGAGGCCGCAATCTGCGCGACCTGCTCGTCTGAGTGCGTCCTACTGTTGTTTATGTAGGGTATGAGTGCTTCTAACTGTATCTGTTCAATCTGCAAATCGAATCCTCTACGGGGTGTTCGTAATGTTGCTAGTTTACAACAGTTTAGAATTGTTCCTCTTCTTGCATCATTTCAGCACCAAGTAAGC